CGCGGCTGTGATGATGGGTAAGCTGCTACAAATATCGGCCGGTGCAAGTTACACCGAGTCAGGTGATACCGTCCAGTTCGACATCAACAACCGCTACAATGTCCTCAAGGAAGTCATCGCCGAAACCTCCCACAAGGTGCTGGTCTTCGTGCCTTTCAAGCACGTCATCAACATGCTAACCACACAGCTGACCAAGGATGGCATCACAAATGCCGTCATCAACGGCGACGTGAACGCTGGCACTAGAACCGAGATATTCAAACAGTTTCAGCAGCAGCCGAACCCACGGGTATTGGTCATCCAACCACAGGCCGCTGCGCACGGCGTCACACTCACTGCGGCGGATACAGTCGTCTGGTGGGCGCCAACATCATCACTCGAAACCTATGCGCAGGCTAACGCGCGGGTGCACCGCAAGGGGCAAGTAAACAAGTGTACAGTTGTCCAGTTACAGGGGTCGGGTGTAGAGCGTCGGGTTTACAGGATGCTCGACGAGAAGATAGACGTGCATACTAGGGTCGTCGATCTTTATAAAGAGTTACTTGACTAGTGCATTAGATACTACTATATATCAATTCTTGATAGTGAAGGAGAACCACTATGACTACTGAAACTGAGGCCGATGTAGGCCCTACGCCGGACATGCTGACCAGAACCTACATCAAAATCCGCAACAAGCGGGCTGAACTGAAAGCCGAGTTTGAAGAGCAGGATAGCGTCCTAGAGGCACAAATCAACGCTCTCAAATCGGAGCTGCTCGACTACTGCAAGTCGCAGAACATCGACAGCGTTCGTACCTCCGAGGGAACATTCTATCGCACGATCAAGACGCGCTACTGGACAAATGACTGGGACTCGATGAACAAGTTTATCTTGGAACACGAAGTCCCACAGTTCTACGAGAAGCGCCTCAACCAAACTGTGATGAAGCAGTTCCTAGAGGAAAACCCCGATGTACTTCCACCCGGCCTAAACGTCGACAGCGAGTACGTCATCACTGTAAGGAAGAAATGATGACCGACAAACCCTTTGTTACTATTGAAGGCGTTGCGGAGCATTTTGTCGTATCGGTAGCCACCGTGCGTACATGGCTCCGCAACGGCACGGTACCGAGAGACACCTATCTGAAGGTGGGTAACACCTACAGGTTCGACCTGCCTAAGCTGGCAGACGCACTGGTCAACGCGCCGAAGAAATCGGCGCAGTTGGAAATGGACTTCGACAACGAAACCGATAACTAAGGAGAACAACATGAGTGAAATGACACTTTTTGGCAAAGGCAACCCGCTGGTAAACAGCGATCTCTTCAAGTCTCTGCGCGATATGAACAAGATGCTCGCTGGTGGGCCCGGTTCCGCTGGTAAGCGTATCTCGATCAAGGGTGGCCGGTTCCGCCTTTTTGTTGATGGTGAGCAGGTCTCCGTGTCCAAGGAAGACCACCTGAACGTCGTGGTGGTTAACGCCGCCCCGATCTCGCGCACCTACTACGAGGGCGCCTACGACCCGAACAACACCTCGGCACCGACCTGCTGGTCATCCGATACACGTGCGCCAGCGGCAGAAGTCCCTGCGGATCAGAAGAAAGCCGCGCGTTGCGCTGACTGCCCCATGAACGTCAAAGGTTCGGGACAAGGCGATAGCCGTGCCTGCCGCTTCAATCAGCGTCTGGCAATCACGCTAGAGGGCAAGCCTGATGAAGTGTATCAGATGCAGCTGCCGGCCACGTCGCTGTTCGGTGACGGCAAGAACGGTAAGATGCCTATGCAGGCATATGCCAAGTTCCTCGATGCGCACGATACGCCTATCATCGCAGTGATGACCCAGATGTCGATGGACGAAAATTCGGAGACTCCGAAACTGTACTTCAAACCCGTGCGTCCTTTGACCGAGGAAGAACTTACTGTTGCAGTGGTAGCCAAAGACAGCGAAGATGCTATCAAGGCTATCACCATGACTGTCGCACAGGCTGATGGTGTTAAGAAGAAGGACTCTGAGGCCGGAACCAAGAACTACAATCCGGCCAAGGAAAAGATCATCCTCGACGACGAGGACGAGGTCGTAGAACCGAAGAAAGTTGAAACCAAAAAGGCCGCTAAGCCTGCCGATGGCCCCAAGGCCGACATCTCGGCTCTTGTCTCGCAGTGGGACGACGAGTAATCCTTAACAGGCTTGCCGCGACGAGGGATAAAAATAACCTCACCTCGTCGCGGCATTTCAACAGATAGAGTGGCGGCAATGGATACAATGACATTTTTGCAGTCCGTTCTTGGGACTGCAGGCTCCTACTGCGTTCTTGCTATTAGCGAGAACAGACGCATTCAAAAGTTCTACGACACAATAGAGCAGCTAGAGCACGCTGCCACGAACTTTGATGAAAACGGCTATGATGCCTACTTCGCCCTCGGTACATTTGAAGAAGCTGGCTCCCGCGAAGCCGATAACGTCAAGCAGATGCGGGCGTTCTTCATGGACTTGGACTGCGGGGTTAACCTCAAGACCGGAAAGCCGAAAGAGTTCCCCGACCAACACGCTGCTATAGTGGCGCTAAAAACATTCGTCAAAGCCAACGGGCTGCCTCGCCCGTTCCTAGTCAGCTCCGGCTATGGTGTGCACGTCTACTGGCCGCTCACTGCGCCTGTGGACTTCATGGCATGGCTCCCTGTGGCGGAAAAGCTCAAGGCACTCGCCAAGGCCCAAGGGTTCAAGGCTGACGAGACAGTGACCGCCGACGCCGCCCGCGTGCTACGAGTGCCGGGTACGCATAACCACAAGGGCGGTGATCACAAGCCCGTTACCTTCTTCGGCATGGCCGCACCGGCCCCAGTGGAGTTCTTTGCCTTTGCCGCGTTGCTCGAGTCCGTGGCCGGTAGTCTGCCGACTAGCATGCCCGCTAGGCGATATTCCCCAGCTGTGACAAGCAACGCCATGATGGATGCCCTGATCGGTAAGCGTGAAGCCTCGTTCAAGAACATCATGCAGAAGACGATAGCCGGCAAGGGCTGTGCCCAGCTGGCCCACTGCATCGAGAACAGGGCAGAACTATCAGAGCCTATGTGGCGCGCAGCGCTATCTATCGCCAAGCACTGCACCGATATGCCAAAGGCCGTGCGCGCTGTTTCTATGGGGCATCCAGACTACGACGAAGATGCCGCTATGCAGAAGGCCGGCCTCATCAAGGGGCCGTATCTCTGCGCTCGCTTCGAGGAGTACAATCCGGGCGGCTGCCAAGGCTGCCCAAACTGGAACAAGATCAAGTCACCAGTCGTTCTTGGCCAGCAGTTTACGGAAGCATCACCACAGGACAACACCATCGTTGTCGATAACCCAGAGAAACCAAACGAGCCGCCTAGGGTTTACGAAATCCCAGAATATCCGAGCCCGTATTTCCGCGGTAAGGACGGCGGCGTGTTCGTCCGTGTGACCGACGACGATGGTGAGATAACTGAGCGGATTATATGGCACCACGATCTGTACGTAGTGCGCCGCCTAAACGATCCCGAGCAGGGTGAAATTGTCGAGATGCGGCACCATCTACCTAGGGACGGGGTAAGGTCTTTTGTGGTGCCCCTTTACGTCGTTACGTCCAAGGAAGAATTTCGCAAAGTCCTCGCCACAAACGGCGTCATAGCTATCAACAAGGAAGTAGATGCGATCATGAGCTTTACACAATCTATGGTTAAAAACCTGCAGATCACAACGCAGGCAGACGATGCACACCGCCAGTTCGGCTGGCTCCCCGACTTCAAGGGCTTCGTCCTAGGGGACAAGATTATCCGTGAAGACCGCTTAGAGTTTAACGCGCCGTCGGCCGCAACACGGGGCATGCTGGAGTTCTTTGAGCCCGCCGGCACGCTCGACGGGTGGCGCGATGCCGTGAACTTCTACAACCGCCCCGGCTTTGAGCTCCACCAGTTCATCACCTGCGTCGGTTTCGGCTCGGTGCTGATGAAGTTTCTGCCGATCAATGCGGCCCTGCTGCACATCTGGTCGAAGGACTCCGGCTTTGGTAAGACGCATGCCCAGTACGCAGCGCTCTCGGTATGGGGCGACCCACGCAAGCTGCTACTCCAAGAGCGCGATACCCACAACTCCCGTATGAACCGAGCCGACGTCATGCACAGCCTGCCTGTGTGTATGGACGAGATTACCAACATCAAGCCGCAAGACGCCTCAGACATGATCTACCAGATTACGGGGGGTCAGCAGCGCAACCGGCTTGCTTCGACAGGCAACACCGAGCGCTATCGTGGAGACCCTTGGAACCTACTGTTCATCTCATCAGCGAACTGCAGCCTGATCGACAAGGTGGCTATGGCAAAGGCAATGCCGAAAGCAGAAGCCCAGAGGGTGCTGGAGATCGAGACAAGCAAGCTGTTTAACGAGAAGGCTGATAAGAAGCAGACCGACGCGTTCAGTACCAACATCCAGACCAACTACGGCCATGCGGGCACCCTGTTTGTCCAGTACGTCATGGCCAACCTAGCCGAGACAAAACTGCTTCTGGAGACGCTACAGCGCAAGATCGACGTGTCCGCAGACCTTGGCCCAGAGAACCGCTTCTGGTCAGCCGCCGTGGCTACTTCGCTAGCGGCTGCCGTGATCTGTAAGCACCTAGGGCTGTTGGACTACGACATCCCCGTGCTGCGTGACTACATCATCAAGAACATCCTTAAGGCCAACAAGACAACCAGCTCCGACATGTCGCTCGATCCTATGGACTTGGTGACCGCATACACCTACGAGAATTTGGGCCGCATCCTGCAGATCAAGTCCACCATAGACGGACGCAGCAAGAAGAACGGGAATGGGATTGATGACCTTGTAGTGCCAGACCAGCAGCCAAAGACCGCCGACATTATCGGCCGATACGAGACCGACCTGAACGTGCTGTTCCTCTTACCGACCCCGTTCAAGGCTTGGCTGGCCGAGCAGCAGGTCAACTACAACTCGGTTCTTGCAGAGCTCAAAGCCAAGTACAGCGTCAAGAAGTCTAAGATCAGACTGACCAAGGGCACCAAGATGCGTATGAACGTCGTGGACACCATCGAGATACCGATTGTTCTGGACGAGCCAGATGGCGAAGAGGGTAAATGATTTAGACCCAGACGGGGTTCGCATCATCGTGCCGTGGGATGAACTGCACGTTGGTGGCTCGTTCTTTGTCCCCTGCGTCAACACCGATCTCGGTGCTAGGCAGGTTCAGGGCGTGGGAAAAAGGTTAGGATTGTCCCTAACATGCAGGCAGAGAATTGAGACCCCGTATTTAGGGTTGCGCGTATGGAGAACCGCATGATATTGTGTACGTGACGTGCAGGCTTGCCGCCAGCTAGTCCTCTGTCGTTCTCCTGACTTGCCCCGGCCTCGCGCCGGGGCTTTTTTATTGCGGTAGCTCTCGACCGTACTCGTCGAGGCTCTCCCGCACACCGGGTTGGAACGGTTTGGGGATGTAGACGCCACCAACCATATCTTGGCTGCGCTGACGGAACCCTCTGACTGACGCTTTTAAGTCGAACCCACCCAGCTCAGGATGCTCTCGCATAAACTCGGCCATCTCTTGCTGGACTTGGCGTACTTCTTCGTAGTCACCATCGACCAATGCAAGGTTGAAGCGCTTATAGAGCTGGTTCTTCTCGCTACGGATAGCCTCGGTAATACGCTTCTCGCGGCCCACGGCTTCCTGCGTGCGGATGACTGCCTCTGGTGTATAGCCCAAGAGCTGCACGGCCACATCCCAGCTGTCTAGCGGGGTAATTTGATCCCCGCGCATTGTCTCCGCTCCGCCCGCTTCGATATAGCGACCAGCACGCATGAATGCACGAATAGACGAGGGTACCATGGCTTCAATGCCGCGATATACTTCGCCATCGTTTAGCAAATCAAAACCACGTTGGATGTTTAGGTAGGTTCCAAGCACGGGGCCACCGAACATCTCAAACACATCGTATAGCATCGGCTGATCTTTTTTGATGGGGCTTTCGCGGAAGACCAAGCCGCTCATGGAGATACGAGATGCGACTTCGGCCCCAGTTAGATAGTTCACAAGCCCACTGTACAACGGCTGCTGCAAGGACTTTTGAGCAAGTGTCGCAAAATCTTCCTCATCATCGTCGGTGAACATCATATCCAGAATGGTTGTCGCTTCACCGAAGAACGGTAGACCCTGAATACCCGCGAATATGGCAGTGGAACCAATCATAGAGGCTAG